CTTCGAAGTTGCTGGTCACAGAAAAATCACCCCGTGCCGAGCCATTGCGGCCGATTCGCCTCAATCGCCTCGCATGACTCCGCTGCCGACCGGACCGTGACAGGTTGCATCGCCTGCATGACGTGAGCACGTTGCCCAGGTCGTTCACCTGAGCCCTACCCCACCCCAACGCTCGAGCCGCCGCCACACCCACCACGTGGTCACCATGCGCACACAGGTCACAGCCGCCACGCACGCAGGTGCGGGTGAGGTGCACGGGCCTGGTGCACCGCTGGCACACCCACCCGTCACGCTCGTAGGCGGCGAGCACGGTGCGGCCCCATGGCCGGCCTCTGTCCCTCAGGTCGCTGCTCATGGTTCAGATGATGAACGTGAACAGGATGCCGGGCCCGTGGACGTGTGCGAACACGAGGAACGTGCTGATCCACTCGACGATGTAGGCGATCATCGGTCCCCATCCTGCCGCTCTTGTGCCTGGTTGCGTCGTGCGCCGTCTCGGATGACGGAGGCGAGGACGATGGGGGTGGCGATCACGATGGCTGCGAGGACCACGAGCACGGTCGTCATGGGGACCAGGGTACAGGGGTGAGGTTGGCGGGATGAGACATTGGTGGATGCGGTCGGCCTGGAGGTGGTGCCTCCGCTCGGACCTCTTGACCACCTCCACACCACCACCTCCATCTATGGAGGTGGTGGAGGTGGTGGAGGTGGTCAGTTTGACCGCCTCCATGGAGGTGGTGTGGAGGTGGTTGGAGGTGGTGGAGGTGGTCACTAGAACGTACCGTCGTTAGGGCGCTGGTTTGGGGGTGTTGCGAGCTCGTCGAAACGTTCGATGAGGCAGTACCGATCCGCCTTGCCTGGCCCCGAGGAGTACTTGTTGACCCACCCTTCGGCGACCAGATCGCGCAGGACGGTGGTCATGTATCGGTCGTGGATCTCGGTGCCGCGCTGGATCTCGTTGCGGGAGCCGGCCGAGTCGGTCGTCTTCTCGGCGAGCCATTCGGTGACTCGGCGCATGTTGGTGGTCTGCCTCTGGTGGGTGCCGTCCCCGGACATCTGTGGGGCACGCACGTCGAGCTTGAGGCGGTCGCCTTCTTGGCTGGAGCTCACGTGGATCTCGGCGACGACGTGACCGACGACAAAGTTGCCGTTGCGGTCCTTGGCGGTACGGAGGGCGATCTTGCCGTCCTGCCCAGCGGCGAATGCCTTGATCGTCTCCACCATGTAGGCGGCGCCGTCTACGGCTGCCTTCTTGCGCTGCGAGCCGATGGCCCAAAGCTGCGGCCCGTCGCTGCTGTTGGCCTTGGTGACATGGTCAAGCAGGATGACGGCCGGGCCAAGCTTGGCGATCCGGCGGGGGATGAGCCGGTAGAGCTTGGCTACCTCGTCGTCGTCGTTGCTCGAGCGGATGCCTTGCATGGAGAGCAGTTCACCGATGGAGTCGATGACCACGATGGCGATGTTGTCGCGCTTGATGTTGCGTTCGATGACGTCCCAGTCGTCGATGCCCATGGGGTTTTCGGGGTTGACGTAGTGGAACCGGGCCCGGATGTCCTCTTTGTCGGCCCCGAGGGTGAGCATGCGGGCGAAGACGCTGCTCGGGTGGTCCTCGAGGTCGATGTACATGACGTGGTGGCCTTCGGTGATCGCTTCCACGCAGGCGTGTAGCGCCACCCATGTCTTGCCGCCTCCCGGCTCGCCCTGTAGGGGGTTGATGCGTCCGGCGTAGATCAGGGCGTCGCTCACGTGTGTCTCCTCAGGAAGTCGGGTTGCGGGCGCTGGTAGGACCCGTCGAGGTAGGCGTCAGGGTTCACGTAGTCCCAACTGCTGCGCTCTACCTCCTCCTCGTCCTCTGGCGGCTCCTCGTCGGCCTGGAGGGCTACTACTGGCGCGCTGGGCGGCTTGGGTGGCTCGTAGCTGGCGCGCAGGTCTTCGTAGGTGCCTCGCAAGGACGGGGTGGTGGCGACGTGGTCGCCTGCGCCGTCCTCCATGCGCTGCCATTCGGCTTCGGCCTGCGCTGCGCTCGAGCGGTCCCCTACGGCAGCGATGAACCGGCCTCGGAGGTCGTCAAGCGCTTCGGAGGCGCCGGGGTGGCCGTCATGGTCGAGCCGGACGAGCGTGAGGATCACGGGCAGCATGGCGTCGTGCCGGCCGCCGGGCTGACCGAGCCCGGCCACACCTTCGGCGTGGTACTTCTCGACGGCCTTCGACCAGTCGCCGGTGACGGCTCGGGGCACGTAGTTGTCGATCACGGGCCGGGGCCGGCGTTCGAGGCGGTGCCAGTCGTCGGGCAGCCAAGCGAGCTCACTGATCCGGGGCGGGCGGTCGGTTACCTGCCCGTCCGGCGTGTACCAGCGGTAGCGGCGGCCTTCGACGACGCTGGGCCACACGACGCAGTACCGGTGGTGGAACTGGATGGCCTCGATGGACGTGCCGGGGACGCCGGGGAGTTTGAGGTCCTCGGGGCAGCGGAACAGGTGGATGCGGGACGGCCCGTCACCGCGGCTGGTGGATGACCAGGTGGCCGGTAGGGGGCCGTAGCGGGCTTCGAGTTCGGCGAGGGTGTCGGCGCCCTTCTTGGACCCGTAGTCGTCGACGTCGATGCCGACGACGCCTTGCGGGAGGCGTAGGGCGACGTTGGCGTCTCGGCGGGCGGTGACCCATTCGAGGATCTGCTGCCCGGTGGGCCAGCGTCCTTCGTAGCCGGTGTGCCCGTCGGGCGGCGGCCATTTCGAGCCCTTGTCGAGGGGGAGGACGCCTTCCCATCCGGCGCGCCGGTAGGTGCTCGCTGCACGCCCGTATCCGGTTGGTTGGGTGGGCTGTGCTGCTGTCATGACGCGCCGTTTCTTGCCCCGGTGTTCGAATGGGTGGCACGAGTGCCTGCCTTGCGGCCCGCCAGCCCATGGCTTTGCGTGCCCTCCCCGGAGTCGAACCGGGGCGTAGACCGTCAGGGCGGTAGGGTCAGAAGGCGTCGTCGAGTTCGACGGCGGGCTTGGGGTCGAGCGTGATGCGCTCGCGGTTCTCCATGTGCAGCTGCTCGGCCTTGGCGACAAGGCCGGCCTCGGCGGCCGACGCGCGCCGGTAGGTCACTTCGATGTCCCACCCGACCGACAGGCCCCTGGCTCGCGCCTTGTCGATGGTCGACTGGTCGGCGACGTCCTTGGCGGCGATGTCGCCCTGACCCCGCCAGACGGTCGCGCTGATCGACCGGGTTTCGATGACGTCGCCGACCATGGTGGACCCGCCGACCTCCTTGCGGGCGTCGATGAGCTTGCCGAACGCGAGACCCTTGAAGATCTGGCGGGCGACGCTGCCGGTCTCGGGGGTCCAGTCGTCGTTGAGGTCGCCGCCCGAGACGGTGCCGGTGGTGCCTTCGAGCACCATGACGGTCAGCACCTCTTCCTGGGCCGGCTTGCCCCGGCTGTTCATGATGGCCTTGCCGTCCCTGTCGACGCGACCACGCATTTCCTTGTCCACGATCATCGCCTTGACGATCTGGCCCAACCCTCGAGCGCCGATCACAGGCGGGCGGTTGGAGGTCTGCGGGGAGTCGAGTTCGATTGCCATTGTCTTGTCCTCTTCGTGTCTTGTGGCTCTTGTCCCGCTGTTCAGGCGGCTGGGTTGTCGACACCGAGCCACGTGGGGCGTCCGGCGTCGTCGTACGTGAGCGCTGCGCCGACGGCAGCGGTAGTGATCTCGGAGAGGCGCTTGGCCTCGTCGAGCGTGAGCGTCCCGAGGGCGTGCCCGAGGAACACGCCGGGCATGGCCGCCTCGGGGAGCACGAGAGCGAGCGACGCCCGCACGTGGTCCTCTTCGAGGTCGGCGCCGAAGTGCTGGCCGAGCCGGATCAGCGCCCAGTAGATGTGCGAGCGGCGCTTCGTGGGGTGGGCGATGCTGAATGGCCGTTCGGCTCGGTGCGCTTCCTTGGCGAGGGCGTCGAACATGGCGTACGCCTGCGGGTCGAGCTGCTTGACCATCGCTTTGAGCTCGGCGACTTCGTCGGGCTTGATGAACGGCCCCTCGTCCTCGGGGGTGGGGCGCTCGTGGATGCTGCGGTTCGACTCTTCGACGATCGACTGCTCGAGCAGGTCGACCGTGGCGTCAGGTTCGTGGTCGACCCCAACCGCGAGCTCGACGGTCGGCTCGTTGGGCGACACGTGGGCGAACAGGTCGCGCCGGGCCTGCCACGCCTTGGCGGGGAGCACGACGTTCTCGACGACGTCACGGCCGAGCTCGAGGTCGACGAGCACCAGCCGGCACGTCGCCTTGCCGGCCAACGCCTCGTCGACAGGCAGGTGGGCGATCAGTGCCCACCGCTGGTCAATGTCCCACTCCCATTCGGTGCGGGTGTCGGTGTCGCAGTCGTAGGGGACGGCCCCGGCGTAAGCGGCGATCTGCACGCAGTAGGAGTGCCAGTAGCCGGCGTCGATCTTGGACTTGCCCTTGGCGTCGTAGAGCTTGCCGGTCTTGAGGTCGAGCACGACGACGGTGCCGGCCGTGAGGGTGACCACCTCACCGGTCGGGGCCATGAACGTGATGTCCCGCTCGAGGATGCACACGGCGTCGAGCGTCCCGGCCTGCCGCCAGCCGTCGTGCACGACCCGACGTTCGACGCACAGCACGGTGATGTCGTAGGCGATGAGCATGAGCCGGTACGCCTCGAGCATCGCTTCCTGTACGGCGACGGGTAGCCCCATGTTCTCGCCGGCTTCGGCGCGCACGACCCAGTTGCGTTCCACGCTGTCGTCCTCAACGACGGCGTGCATGTGCGTGCCCCGCTCAGCGGCGACGTGGGCGCCGGCCAGCCGCTTGGCTAGGGCGATCACTGCGTCGGCTGCCTCTCGACCCTCGTCGGTTTCGAGGTCGACGTCGGCGAGTGCGACGAGACGGCGGGTTAGTTCGTCGTCTTCGCAGGTCATGCCGTAGACGAGCTGGCGTTCGTTCCAGCGTTGCAGGTTGTAGGTGTTCTCGACCTGTTTGCCGAGCGACGACGGCCGCCCGTAGCGCACCCACTTGATTTCACCGGCGCGCTTGCCGGTCTTGACGGTGGCGCCTGTCGGGTCGGAGACGTAGACGCCTTCGCGTGCGTCGCGTTTGAAGTCGCCGGGTTGGCGTTCGATGTTGCGGGGGGTGTCGAGCGGGATCATTGCTCTACCTCAAGGGGGGCGGGTTGGCGGGTACCGACATCAGTATGCACGTCGGGTGCGACATCGAAGCCGCACGCCGCACGGCACAGCCCGCAGCGGCAGCTGTAGGTCTTGTAGTAGTACGCCGATCCGACCTCGTGCGGCGGCGGTCCTAGGGATCTGCGCTTAGCGGCGTATCGTCGCTGCCTGGCTCGGCGGCGTTCCAGGCAATCAGGGCAGGGGCAACTCCTTAGCGCCACTCCCGGCGCGCAGCCGTTGGTCGTCGGCTTGATCCGTTTTCGCTCGGCTGCGTCGCGCATGTTGTCAGAATGGGTGCCAGCCAATAGGTGCGCAGGGTTGCAGCACGGCGGGTTGTCGCAGGCGTGTCTGATCTCCGCCGCCAGGTAGCCATTGGCGAGGTAGAAGGCGAGGCGGTGCGCGTACATCACCTTTGGTTCGCCCGGGACGTCAGCGGTGATACGACCGTAACCCCGGGCGTTTCTCGCTCCGCCCCACTCGTGGCACCCGCTGGCCGACGGGGTCAACCGAAGCGATAGGCGTTGCGCCGCTGAGAGCCGTCGCCTCATGGCGTTGTCTCCTCGGCTCGTCGTTCCCGGACTTCGGCCATGCGTCGGTCGTGGCAGTGTCCGCAACGCACGAGCCTGGTGGTGGTGTCCATGGGCTTGCGGCAGTCCCAGCAGCGGCGTTCTTTGGGGCGTGCTTTGCCCGAACGGAATCCGCTGCCGGTGAAGGGCGACATGCTGCTCATCCCGGTCATGCTGTCATCGCTTTCTGTTTGCGTTGTTGGCGAGCTCGGTCGGTCATGTCTCGGTAGATGACCCCTCCGAAGATCCCTCGGGGTTCGCTCGGCATGGTGTCGGCGATCTCCTTGCACGGCTCGCGGTGGGGGCAGCGGGCGCAGATGGCGAGCGCTTTGGCTTCGCGGATGACGCCGGCTTTGGGTCGTTCGTTGTGCGCGGGGAAGAACAGGTGGCCGAGCCCTTTGCATGGTGCGGTGTCCTGCCAGCCGGTCATGGCCTGCGCCTCTGCCGGTAGGAGCGGATGTACTGGTTCTGTGCGTCGGTGCATGGCCGGCAGCGGCACCCGTAGTTGCAGTACGTCGTGTACTTCCCGTGTTCGGGTTCGATGTCGGTACTCGCGGATGTACTGGTTCTGTGCGTCGGTGCATGGCCGGCAGCGGCACCCGTAGTTGCAGTACGTCGTGTACTTCCCGTGTTCGGGTTCGATGTCGGGCCACGGGCGGGGTGCGTTGGGTGAGGCGTCAGGGTTGATCGACGGCATCACGCACCAGCCGGGTGTTCGGGCCGTCCGAGGATCTTGTCGACAGCGGACTGGATGACTGCCTGCCTGGTTTCGGGGGTTGCTTCGGCGGCGATCCAGAACATGTGGCACAGCTCGTCGACGGTGCACGCCGGCATCGTGTCCCGCTCGAGACCGGGTTCGACCAACGAGAGGTCGTCGACGGGCACTCCGAAGTGGACGAGGTGGTGGAGTTCTTGGCCGTCGACGTGGCGCATCTGCCATTCACCACACCCGGAACACGGGTGGGTGAGGTACGCCTTCTCGTCGGCGAGGTAGGTGATGCGCAACTGCCAGCCGTAGCGGCGGTCATCGAGATGGACGCTGTCGATCTGACAGTTGCGGCAGCGGGTGATCACAGAACGCTGACGGGCCATCACAGCTCCCCGTGTGTCTTGGCGAACAGGGCGTAGCCCTTTGTGGCGACGAGCCATAGGGCAAGCAGCACGATGTGGGTCGTGGTGCCTGCAAGTCGTGCGATGTTGGTGAACGTCGGCTCGCTGATGGCGATGGCCGCCAGGTTGATCAGGGTGACCGGCGCGAGGAACAGGATGATCTTGGTGAGGCGTCGGACGTCGAGGATGCCCATCACGCCACCTCGCCGGTGAGATCGATGCGGGTGAGGTCGATGAGCCCTGCGTAATGTTCGACGCTCATGCGGGCGAGGGTGTCGAGCATGTCGGTGTCGGCGATCGCGAGGCGCACGTCTTGCGGGGTGGCGTAGTCGACGTGCGACGTGTGCTGGTTGCGGACGTTGAGCAGGTGGAGGACGCAGCCGCCGGGCAAATCGTCGGACCATTCGACGGTGATCCGCCATCCCGACTGCTGGTGGTAGGCGAGCATGAACACCCAGCCGGGGCCGTGGTGTGGGAGTTGGACGGCCCAGCCGTGCCGTCCGGCGCAGCGGGCGAGCGCAACCCGGTCGGCTTCGACGGCAGCGAAACGATCGGGGGTCATCACGGCACCCGCACAGTCAGGTCGATGTTGCCGTCCGGGGAGATGTACCGGCGGCACAGCATGCCGTCAGCAACCCACCGGTTGACCTCATAGGCGCCGAGCGCTTCGACGAATCGGATCAGCGCCTCGGTCTGGCCGAGCTGCTGTGCTGCTGTCTGGCTAGGATGCGTTTCCACTCGGAAGGTCCTGCTAGTCGAGTTCATCGGGCGTTCTCCCAGGCGGTGTGGTGGGCTTCAACGGCGGCGAGGATGCGGGCTGCGGCCTCCGGGTTGTTGTGGTCGGGGTCGGTCCAGTGCTTGCGGGCGCCGGTGATGGTGAGCTGTCGGCAGCCGGCGAGGTATAGCGCCTCGCCGTCCGACGTGAGCCCGGCGTGCGCGACGACCTGGTAGTAGCGGCCGTCATCGTCGAGCAGCAAGACCACGCACGTATTCGTTAGGTTGGCGCCGCGCAGGTCGGCGCCGCACAGGTTGGCGCCGTACAGGTTGGCGCCGCGCAGGTAGGCGTCGCGCAGGTTGGCGCCGTACAGGTTGGCGCGGTACAGGTTGGCGCCGTGCAGGTCGGCGCCGTACAGGTTGGCGTCGCACAGGTTGGCGCGGTACAGGTTGGCGCCGCGCAGGTCGGCGCCGCGCAGGTCGGCGCCGCGCAGGTCGGCGCTGCGCAGGTCGGCGTCGCACAGGTTGGCGCGGTACAGGTTGGCGCCGCGCAGGTCGGCGCGTTTGCCGCCGTTGGTGTAGAGCCAGAGTTTGTGGTCGGCGAGGATGGCGGTGAGTTCGGTGGGGCTAGGATGCGTTTCCACTTGGGTTGCCTTTCGTCTGTGAGGGTCGGAAGGAATCGGGGCTGGTAGGGCCGGTGCTCCCCGCTGGGGCACCGGCCCCACCGCTTTTCGGGGGGTGTGCGAGACGCTCGTCGGCACCGGTATCGGCGGTGCTGTCGACCCGTCCCACACCCCATGGTTGTCGGCTAGTGGGTGGTCGGCAGCGTATCGCCGCGACGGGGGAAACGGAACGACTGGCTAGCGGCGGCGGGCGAAGATGCCGGCAGCGAAACCGGCTGCCACCGTCAACGGGCGGTCGAGGTCCCGTTCGGTGGTAACGACACCGGACGGGACCGCTTGCTTACTGGGCGGTCAGGGCTTTGCGGATGAGGTCGGTGATGACCCAGTTCCGCGAGCGGTCTTGCTGCTTGGCTAGCTCGTCGACCGCTTTGCGGAGGTCGTCCGGCAGCCTCACGCTGACCACTGGTTTCTCGCTGGGCATGGACTCAGTATGCATGGTGCATCACCCCGATGCAACCCCCATCGTCAGGGAGACGCGAAAGAACCCAGGGCCGAAACCCTGGGTCCCCTCGTGCCGAGCAACGCTCATTCGGTTGTAAGCGTTCAGCCTACCCGCACCCTGCGCTTCGCCAGACGATCAACATGCGCAGCATGCCACGACGGCGGCGCAAACCACGCCCGGCCCGTCAACAGGTCCGGGCCGTCGTTGTCGGCCATCCCGCCGCCAGGACCGATCCGCAACGTGTGCGGCCCCGACCCCTCCGGCAGGCCCGAGAACATCACCCCCGACTCGACGTACGACCGCACCCGGCCCGACCACACGTTCGTGATCTGCGCCCGAGTCGTCGAGTCCACGTTGTCGTTCGTCGGGTACTGCGTGATGATCGTCGGCGCCCCACCGACCGGCCGGGAGATCTGCATCAGGCTACGGAACCTGGTCTTGACCCGCTTGTCCTGGCTGGCGTCCTGGAACTCGTCCCAGAACAGAGGGCGCAGCGGACGCTCCGCCGTGTACCGGCCGATCTTCTGCGCCCCAACCTGCCGCAACCACTGGGCACGCTCAGCCGCCTCAGTCTCAAGATCGTCGAGCAGCTTCTTCACGTCCGCCATGGTCGTCACGATGTCCCGGGCGAGCAGCGGCTGGAACACCCGGTAGTCGACACCGGCGCGCGACAGGTCGATGACGGTAGGCGGGGCCCAACCCCATGCCACCATCTGCGACACCATCAGCCGTGCCGTCTCCGACTTACCGGACCCGCGACGGCCGGCGATGAGCGAGGCGTAGGCGCCGACGTCGCCGACGATGTCGAAGTGGATGTGCTGGCCGTCGCGCTGGCGGCCCACGCACACCGTGCCCGGCTTGCAGCACGTCGGCATCTCGCCCGGCTTCCACGGGATCGGCACCGGCTCGGACAGCGGCTCGCGCTTGTGGATGTGGAACGTCGCCCACCCGTCACCAGCGTGGTGGATCTCCCCGACCGCGGCGAGATGCCGCCCGGAGTTGAGAGCGGCGACGATCCGGTTGGCGTCCCAGTCCTCAGCGATGCTCGCACCCGGTAGGTCGAGTGTGAACTTCCAGCCGTGCTCGATCGGCTCGCCCTTCCCGACGATCCTCGGTAGCGGCCGCTGCCCGCCTTGCAGCAGCCCGGAGCGGGTGACGTTCTGCGCCGACAGGGCATCAGGCAGCGACGCCCGCACCGCGCCGGCCCACTGGTCGAGCCGCACGTCTCCCTTCGGCCGGCGCGCCCGTAGCTCCCGGTGCTGCGCTGGGGTCGGGATGAGCAGGACCACGGCGAGCACGGCGAGCACGGCGAAGATGATCAGCGGGGCGGGCACAGACACAAGTATGAGCGATGCGGTCAACTACCGGCGACGCAACCGGCGCGCCCGACCCCGACGCACCTCCGCCGCCTTCACCGCAGCCCACCCGCCAGCAAGGGCGAGGGTCCACAGCCCGAGCCCGCCGACGACCACGAGGAGGATGGCGGCCGGGTAGCCGAGGATGGCGTACGCCTTGAACGCATCCCACCGGACCTGGAGCTCGAACAGCACGGCGACCTTCCCAACCCAGCGGGCGCGCCCGTTGGCGAACTCGAGGAAGTCGTTGCCTTGCCGGGCCTGGCGGATGAGCTCGCCGCCCAACGCCCCGAGCGACCAGAGCGTCAGGACAGCGAACCAGTAGGTGGCCACCCACCATGGGCCGAGCGGGGCGACGTTGGCGGTGCACCGGTAGATGATCTGCCACACCGCCCACGCCGCCCACCACACGGCGACGGCGACAAGGTCGAGCGGGGCGGGCAGCGCCCACAGGTCGCCGGTCATCCCCTCCCCCTCTCCACTCCCCCACCGGGACGGCGGGTGCGGCTGGTCATCGTGGGGCCGGTCTCGGCGGCGGCGGCCCGGTTGGCTCTGCTCTTGCGCTGCCTGAGTGTGGCCTTGAGTTTCTTGAGCTGGTCGGCGTCGAGGTCGGTGATGGTTCCGGCTTCGTCGCCGGTGAGGTATGCGGCTAGGTCGGCTGGGATGTCGGCTACGACTGCGGCCTGTTGGCGTCGGTGGGCGTCTCGGACACTGGCGCCGTCCGGGCCTCCGTGGCTGTGACGGCCGGGGTGTGACGTCACGCTGTCATCGCTGGTCGTTCCCCCTTCGGGGGAACGGGTGGTGTGACAGTGCGTGTCACAGCCTTGGGTGTGACAGCTAACGGGGGGCAGGGCGAGTGCTGTCACAGTGTCCGAGGCGGACGGCGGACGCCGTTCGTAGGTCGCTTCGTAGACCGGTTCCCGGTCCGACGTGTCGTCTACCCACTGGTCTGCGTAGTCGGTTTCGTCGTCGGTTTCGTCGGCTGCCGGCCGGCGGGGGATGCTGATGGATGCGACGCAGGGGGAGTGGTAGGAGCGGCTGTCGACCATGTGGGACGACAGCAGGTATGGCAGGTACCACGTTCGGATCGTGAGCGCCCGAGCTTGTTTCTGGTGGTCTTCTCCGTACTGCTCGTTCAACAGTTTGTCGCACCAGTTCTTCTCCGATGCACGGTTCACAACCCCGACGAGACGTCGTTCGATGCGCCGAGACTGGCGGTCGGACCAGCAGTGCCGCCACACGGTGTACCCGTAGATGTCACGCCACCAGGTGTGCTCGGTGCCGTCGGTGTGCTGGTACATGCGGCGTGCCGTGTCGTCGGTTTGGCCGACGTAGATGACGTCGTGGCGGTCGTTGCGGAGCATGTAGACGACGTGCGTCGAGAAGCGGGACGCCAGCCAGTCAGACAGCAACGGCCCGAGGAACAGGCTGCCGAGTGCGAGGGTGAGCAGCGGGTGGACGGCGAGTGTGCAGGCGGTCAGGGCGCCGGTGAGGGAGATGAGGAGGGCGTTGCGGATGGTGATCGCGGTGCGGCTGGTGATGCTCATGACCAGCGTCCGGTGATCGTTATGGCGGCGGTGAGGGCCAGCCAGAGGACGACCGCAACCGTCAGTGTGGGTGCGAAGTAGCGGGCGATTGTGTTGGTGCGTAGGGTGCGCACAGCCTGTTCTCCTGGTCAGTCAGGGGGGCGGGTGAGCCCCCGGCCGGCGGTAGGGTCGCCGTGCCGGGGGCCGCTTACGTTGGTGGGTCAGTCGATCTTGATGAGCCTGCCTCGGTCGAAGTACTCCTCGTTGATCTTGCCTTCGCTGCGGGCGACAACGCAGAGTCGGTCGTTGGCGTGGAGGTAGTGGGCGACGCAGGTGACGATGCCCTGGTAGCCGCTGACGGTGTCTTCGACGAGGTCGCCGAGCCCGATTTCGTTCATGGTTGTTGCCTTTCGTTGGGGGTGAAGGTGATCTCTTGCTTGGCTGGGTGGGCGTCGGCTACCACGCTGTATGCGGACAGCCCGAGCGCCAAGTAGGCGCAGAACACGAGGACGGTGAGGACGGCAGTCCACACGCCGATCGGGCGCATCACGGCTCGAGCTTCTGCATTTTGGCGGTGGCCTGGTCGTACATGGTGGCGATGTGCCGGCAGGCAACTTCGGATGCCCGGTCGAGCACTTCCTGTACGGACGGGGCGAACCCGAGGCTGTTCAGGGTGGCGAACTTGTCGAGCACTTCGCCTGCCGGGCGGTCGAGTTTCAGCTGACGGCGCGGCTTCGACGCCGCCTGCTCGCCGTCCGCAACAGCGACAGGCTTCTGCCGCTTCACCGTCTTCCCGGCCTTCGCTTCGGCGAGTCCTGCCTGCACGTCGGGGTGGGCGAGCGCCGCCTGTTCGACGTCGGTGCCGGGCTGTTCGTCGTGGTTGTTCTGGTCATCGTTCATCGGGGGTGCAGTCCCTTTCTGGTGTCGGGTGGGGTGGGTTGTGGGTGGGGCAGTGCGGGTTGTGTTGCCGCTGCTGGTGGCCTCGAGCGGACCACCAGGCACACAGGCAGACGGTCATAGCCCGTCGTTCCACGTGAACACGGTGACTGGCGTCGGGTCGGTCGGGTCAATGTCCTCCCCTTCGCCAGGGCACCAGGGAGCACACCGACAGTCGTCGAAATCTTCGAAGTCGCGGTCGTTCTCGACCTCTGGCGGGTGGACGACGCACACGTAATCTTCGGGGCAGTTGTGCGGTAGCGGCCCGTACAGCATCACGTGTTCGCCTGACGGGTCAGCACCCTTGAAGGTCCGGTCGTATCGGATATCGGCAGGGTCGATTTCGTCGATGGCGTAGCCGATGTGGCGTGCGATGCGCGCCCTTGCGTCGTGGATGGTGCCGGCGCGGTCGACGTGGCCTTGGTAGACGACGCACACCGCTTCGTCCTCACTGGTCCAGGTTGAATCCCATGGCGGAGCGGTCATACCTGCTCCTTTGGTCGGATCTTGTCGAGTGCTTTGAGCCGTGCGGCGGGGAGCGCCGGACGGTCGTAGCCGTGCAGCCTGGCGCCCATGTCGGCCAACCAGAGTGCGTCGGCCTCGTTGTGGTTGTGGCCCTGGTAGTCGAGCCGGCGGATTGCTTCGGCGAGTACCTGGGCTTTGGCGGCGCCGCCCTTCCCGGTGGCGTGCATCTTGAGGATGGACGAGTTGACGAGGGTGACGATGCTGCTGAGGGAGGTGACCCACATGGTTCGCCAGAACAAGCCCCAGACCATGCCGAGCTCGAACGCACCGTGTTGGGTGCCGCCCAGGTCCTCGACGTATATGGCGGTGGGCGGGATCGGTCCGAGGAGGTGGTACAGGTTGCCTTCCCATGCGCCGAGCCGGTCGGCTGTGTGGCCTTTCGTGTCGGGGATGACCCCGGTTCTGACGGTGCTGTCGGGGGTGATGGTGGCCCAGCCGGCTGCGGTGAGTGAGAGGTCGAGCCCGAGGATCATGCCTGTGTTCTCCGGTTGATTTCGGTGGCGAGGTCGTCTCGTTCGGTGTGGTCCATCAGGTAGGGGAGGATCGCGCTGGCGATCTTGCTGGCGGCTGCGACCATCCATGCGGGTGGTTGGGCGGGCTGGTCGCAGCCCAGTTGGTGGCGGAGGATGGTGCGGGCGATCGCCTCCGCCAGCGGATCGGCGGTGAGTGGCTGCATCATCTGAGTCCCAAGGCGAGACGGGGTCCGCTGTCGAATCGCGCATCGGCGTCGGTGACCTGCTGGATCTGGAAATCGACAGGGAGGCAAGTAACGATCTGCCCCCACAAGGACACGGCGAGGTTGAGCCGATCGACGTCAAGCAAGCGGACCAGGGCAGCGTGGGCATCGTCTGCGAGGATTATGCGAACATCTACGTCGCGCCATCCTGGGCCGGTGATCGACGAGCCGACCTGATAAGGCACTTCCCCCAGGAACGCTGCGCTGAGGGCCACAGCCCAGTCGTTGAGGAGTCGCTGTTGGCTGACTTGCAGGTGACTTGCTCTGCGACGGTTGGCTGCGTGCTGCTCGCATACGGGTAGTTCGTCGTCGCAGCACGGGCAGCGACGACGGGCCACGGCAAGCTCGTCGCAGCCACCCCAGTCGCACGTCCCGAACGGGACATCCATCTCTGACGTGCTCACTTGTCGTCCTCCTTCTTCTTGTTGTGTGGTGCGCACGGCTTGCGGGTTGGGGGTGATGTGTTGGGGGGTGTGTCCGCCTGCGGGCAACGGCTCACGACGGCGGCGGGTCACTTTGTCTCCCTTGCCAAGCACCTCGTACCAGCTCGCCGTCGCCGTGACGAACGGCCCGTGCTCTTCGAACTCGGCGAACAACTGGACGCCACGGACAACGGGTACGCCCGTCCTGGTGCGCTGCACGATGTCGGACGGGTGGTGTCCGGTGTCGTCGCAGTACTCGTTCCATGCGAGCTGCATGGCTTCCGCTAGGCGCTTGGCGTCGATCTTCTCGTCGGTCACTTGAGGTCCTTTCGGTTGCGGCAGGCGCGTCCGCCTGCGACCTCGACGACGTAGCGACGCATCGTGGCGGCGTGGGTCTCCAGCTCCTCGAAGCGTTGCGCCGTGGTCGATCCCGTGCCGGCGGCGTCGAGTTTGGCCCACGCCCACAGCTCCCCGAATGCGAGGGAGTGGGCACGGTTGGCCGCGTCTTCGCCGTCGGTGCCAGCGGCGTTGCGCAGAGCTTCGGAGGCATCGACCACGGCGATCGCCAGGGATTCACCGTGGGAAAGCGCACGGCGCTCCGATGCCCATGGAAAGTCGAAGGCCAAGAACGTGGCGGGGATCGGAATTCGGCGCTTGCTCATGATGCGTCGAAGGTCCTTTCGGGTTGATTGGTGCGGGCAGTGACATTGCGGCGCCGCAGCCATGAGAACACGCCGAGCACGACTCCGACGCCGGCCAGCCATGCGCCTTTGATGGCGAGGTCGCCGCTGTTGACGCCGGTGTTCGGGAGGGTTGGGACGGCGGTGTACGGGGTCGGTGCGGTGGTGGGCGGGGGGTCTATTGCGACATCACTGCCCGGCGGGATGGCGACAGGCGGCTGCTCGGGGAGCGGCGTGGTCCGCCACGTGGTGACAGTGGGGCTGGTGGTTGTGGTGGTGGCCTCCGGTGCGGTGCTCGAGGTCGTTGGAGGGGTGGTGCTGGTGGTGGTTGGGGTGCACTGGCTGTCGGTGTAGCGGGCGTCGATGAGCCGGTTGGCGGTGCCGCCGATGGCGGTTTCGTTGTACCGGCGGGTGGGGTCGACGACGTCGAGCGGGGGGCCGGTGACGAGGTCGAGTTGGAGGCGGCAGCGGGGGGCGACGCCTTGCGGGAGCGCCCATTCGAGCCGCCCGGCGCCGGCTTTGGCGGTGTGGCTGGCGATGAGCGGTTGGGTTTCGGTGGGGTCCCAGTTGAGGTGGGCGGTGTCGTGGGCGGCGATGGTGACGTCTGCCGTTTCGCAGCCGGGGGTGGGGGTGTAGGTGGCGGTGTAGGTGGTGTCGGTGAGGGCGATGTCGATGGTGTTGAGTGCTGCCCGGCCGGTGCAGTTGGGGGTGGCTGCGGCGCTGGGGGCGAGGGCGATTCCTGCGAGGGTGAGTGCGGTGAGGGTGGTGAGGGTTCGGGTGGTGTGGTTCATGTCCGCCTGCTGGATGGGTTGGGTTTCAGGATTCGGTTTGTCGTGCGGTGCGGTATGCGGTGATCGCTGCGTGAGGGATCCGCCAGTTGCCTTGCGGGCTGGCAGTGGTCTTGTAGGCGCCGGGCAGGTCGCCGTCGCGGCAGAGTTTCTTGACGGTGCCGACGTTGAGTCGGAGCAGGGCGGCGACCTCCTTGACGGTGAGGTCGGGGTGTTCGGTCATGGCCTGCCCCGTTACCCGAGTTGGTCGAGAGCGACCGACATGAGCACGGCGAACCGGTCGAGTTCGGTCTGAGCGGCGTCAGCTCCGAGCTCGCCCGCCCAGTCGTCGCGTCGGTACTGGATGGCTGCCAGCACCTGGTCGGGGCTGCCGTGGATGCACCCGGCCTGGGCGTAGATGTCGGCGTTGATGCGCCAGACACGCAGCATTCGACGCCTGGGGCCGTATGCGCCGCCTTGCCACCAGCGGACCCCATCGGGCAGCCGCGCCGACTCAAGGTTGGCGTAGCTGAGGTCGGCGGAGCGGAGGTTGGCGGAGCGGAGGTCGGCGTAGCTGAGGTCGGCGTAGCTGAGGTCGGCGGAGCGGAGGTTGGCGGAGCGGAGGTTGGCGTAGCTGAGGTTGGCGTAGCTGAGGTTGGCGGAGCGGAGGTCGGCGGAGCGGAGGTCGGCGCAGCTGAGGTTGGCGGGCTCCCCGCCTTCCTTGCCGTGCAGCCAGCGTTTGTGCAGGGCGAGTGAACGGGCTACGTCGGGCGGTTCGGTGGTGGCGGTGGGTTCGTCGTTGTTTGGTTGCATAGGGACATATGTACGGCACGGTTGGGACGAGCGCAACCGTTTTCTGCCGAATTCACCCGTATTCGCCCGTTTCTGACACTGATAGCTCGGAGCGGAGTAGTGGTAGCACTGTCGAAGAACTTTGTGCGCCGAGACTTCCGTGACGCAGCGGATGCGCTCGGGTTGACGGCGCTCACGTTCCACGACTTGAGACACTTCTCGGGCACGCAAACGGCAATCAGCGGGGCGACCCTGAGGGAGATACAGGCCCGTCTCGGGCACGCTTCACCGGCCGCAGCGTTGCGCTACCAGCATGCCGCCGCTAGCCGTGCGGCGCAGGTTGCTGAGGCGTTGGGCGCCGCATGGGTCGAACCCACACAGACACCCAACACCGTCAGAAAGATACGAAGGGCCTAGCCGACGAACTCGGCGCGCTCGGCCGCGGCGAGCATCGCCTTGTATGGGTTGGTGAAGATGTGCCGTGGGTCTTCGCCCCAGGGGTACGCCCATGTCCCGTCTGCTAGCCGCCAGCTGGCCACGAACAGCCCAGCCTTGGGCTGCACCCACGCCTTGTACCGGCCGCCCTCGAAGTACAGCCAGCAGGTTTCGTCCCAGTTCCAGCCGTCCGGGAACCTCGGGTTAGCCATGGTTGCCTCGCAGGTCTAACGCATCGGACCAGCGGAGGTAGCGGTCCCAATCGATGAACCAGCCCGTGGCGGGGACGGCGTTGATCGGCATGACCGCTTGGCCGTCCTGGTCGCAGTCATCGGCGCAACGCTCGTCGCAGTAGTGGGTGACAGGCGAGATGGTGTCTGGGCTGACGAAGATGTAGTCGTACTCGCCGGTGGGATCGTCGCCCCATTCGCCACGGTACGTCGATCCGAATCGGAAGTACGCCTCGATGGTGTCATCGAAGTCGGCGTTCTCGGCGAGCCAGGAGAGCAGCCGAAGGAATTCGCGAGTCGTCAGGTTGGCTACGTGACCCCCGACTACTGCGCCGTTGGTGACGTAATCGTCGTCTGACGTGGTGCCTAGGAACTTCACTGGTGGCTCCTGCGTCGGCGTTGTACGGGCGGGGGGGTTGGTGTGGGGTGGTTGCTGGTTTCTCGGGCGGCGAGCCAGGCGTCGATTGCTGCGCGCCGGTAGCGGACGAGCGCGCCGACTTTGGCGTATGGGAGTCCTTCGGAGCGGCGCCACCGTTCAACGGTGGATGTGCCGACGTTGAGGTATGCGGCGCACTGGGTGCGGTCCATCACCTCTGGCAAGTCATGGGCATCCATGAGTAGACATGGTACGTCCGGCTACCGACATGCGCAACCACATGATCTTCATGTGGGCCGTTCGTGTAACCCCATGCACTGTCGTTACCCGACATGGCGACCAGCCCGGAACAGGACGCGATGTCGTTACCCGACAGTGCATGTCGCTGACCGTTAGGCGAGGCGGCGGGGTGGATGACCGCCGGATGACCGGCCGTTGCAATGTCGCACCACGGGCGTACCATGTCCGCCATGAGCCTGAGGCCGATCATCTCCTACGGCGGCGGCATCCAGTCCACCGCCCTCCTCGTCCTAGCCGCCCGCCAGCAGATCGACGCCAGCCACGCCGTGTTCGCCAACGTCGGCGACCGCAGCGAACACCCCGAAACACTCGACTACATCCGCAACATCGCCACCCCCTACGGCGCAGCCCACGGCATCGAGGTCGTCGAACTCCGCAACAAAGTCGACCTTTACGACCACGTCCTGTCCGACACCAACCGCAGCATCGCCATCCCCCTACGCATGGCCGGCGGCGGGTTCGGTAACCGGAAATGCACCGAACGGTGGAAGATCGCCAGGGTCAACGCCTGGCTACGCAAGCACGGCGCCACGGCGGATAACCCGGCGACGGTTCACATCGGGATCAGCCTGGACGAATGGCAGCGAGTCAACAACCGCCGGCCGTCCGCCAACCAGGTCACGTCGTACCCGCTGATCGACATGCGCATTGACCGGGTGCAGTGCGCGAACATCATCCGTGACGCCGGGCTGCCCGTGCCACCCAAGTCTTCGTGCTGGTTCTGCCCGTTCACCAGCCCAGTGCGTTGGGCTGAACGGCGACGCGACCAGCCTGAGTTGTTCGCCGCAGCCGTCGAGTTTGAGGTCGCTATCAACGAGAAGCGTGCCCGGATTGGGAAGGACGCCGGCACGCTGGCCGGGGTGCCGCTGCGCGACGTGAGCGAAGCGCAGGCATCGCTATTCGACGGCTGCGACTCCGGTTACTGCTGGACCTAGCGCCCACCGTCTACCTGGTGGCGCAGCGTTGTTGTGCTTCCTGCCAGCGAGCCGTCGCCAGTTCGGCGCGGTGAGCCAGGCGTGCAGCGTCATGGGTGGATGGTGGCGCCGGCAGGCTGGTCTGGGGGTTCCCATTCTCTAGCGGCGTACGGTACGCCAAATATTGACGGGTCGCCTAGACCCGGGGTCTACTAGACCCATGACGACCTACGACATCATCATCAGCAGCGGCATGGAAATCGGCGAGTACGGCCACGTCGCCGTGTACGTCGCCCGCACCGAGACGGACGCCGACGGCCGGGCTGAACACGACACCGTCTGGGTCGGCGAGCAGCGGGCCGTCCCGGTCGAAGACGGCGACCGGCTCGCCACCGACGCAGTCGAGGCACTGCTCGCCGGCGACCTCGACGAGGCCATGCGGCAAATCCCCGACGCCGAGTGGACCGAGGACGGGACCCGCACCGACGCCGGCTACGGCGGCTGGCGCGTACTCACCGGCCGCTCAGCTGCCTGATGGCCGCTACCCGAGAGCAGAAGCGCCGCCAGCAGGCGGCGCTTCGCCGCGCCATTCAGATCATCCGAGCCGAGCGCCCCGACGTGTGGGCTGATGCCTACCGGCGAGCGAAGATCGTCACCGGGGCCACGCCCGAAGCTGAAGCGGCCACGTGCTTGGGAGCTGCCCGCATGGACGGGCACTAGCCACGATAGTGACATGCCCACCCGTGGGCAACTACCCGGCGCACCGCTCCCGGGCATCCAACCACTGCTGCATCGCCAACTGCGCATCCACCCTGGCGACCTCCACGCCGCCGGAACCGGAAGACAGGGCGACCAGCCACGCCAACAGGGCGGCGTCGTACTGCGCCTGCAACGCCGACGCACACCCGTGCTGCGAGCGCAGCACCTGTACCTCAGCCGTCGCCGCTTCTTTCGCCTCGACTGCTTGCCGGCGTTGGGTGTCCTGGGTGACGATGACGACGAGCAGGACGATCACGAGAGCGGCGTAGCCGATCAGGTCCAGCCACCGTGCGGTTCTCATTCGGGCCACGGCGTTTCCCCGTTCGCTCGACGCCAATCTTGCGCTCGTCGCTGCCATGTCTCCACCTCGGTGCGTAGGTCTCGCAGCTGCTGCTCGAGCTGGGCTATCCGTTGCTGTGCCTGTTCGTACATCCAATGGTGCTCATCGAACAGGGCCTTCGTCCGGTTCCCCCGAGCGGCTGCCAACGCTGCGAGGCCGCCGAGACTGCCGACTACAACGGTGAGAGTTTCCGGGCTGATCTGTGCACCGATCACCGCACCTCCACGACAGTGCCCCGCGACCAAGGCTGCTGAGCATCCCTTGGGAACACGTAGCCCTCCGTGGCTGTCGCGTACCACCCATCAGTCCACGGGTACACGCCAGCACCCGGCGCGCAGCTCCCCGCTTCGATAACACTCCGCACCCGTATGCGCAGAGGCGTACCGGCCATATCGCCCGGCTCGATTGCGAGTTCGCACCACGAGTCGAACCACAGGCCGGCGACGAACACATGCCCGCCGTCGCCCCACACCGCCCGGCACAGCACATAGTTGCTGTTCCACCCGGGGACGTTGCCTTGCACGCAGTGCGCTACGTGGTACTGCGAGCCGGTCAGCGACCAGAACAGGTCGCGGTGGTCGGCTTGTGCGCCTGCTGGGTGCGGCCACAGCAGCGCCGTTGCTGCCGCGACCGCAACCAACAGACGACGCACCACGTCACGCCAACTCGTACGTGGCGGCGAAGATGTCGGGCTTGCACGGGTACAACTCGCCTTGGACGCCGCGAATTAGCATCGACTCGCGATCGCAAAACATCGTGCCCTCAAGCGTCTTCACGTAGACGCCGTGCGCAGCGAAGAAGAGCTCGCCAAGTTCGTACGCCGCCGCCGCCCAGCCCGGCAACGCATCCCAGTCACTGGACGCTGCATTCAGCAATACGCTGCAACGCTCAGCCTCGATCTCAACCGGCTTCTTGCGGTAGATGGGCACGGTCAGCCCTTGAACGGGGTGAGGGCCGCGTCCTGCTCGCCGACCTGACCGGCCACGAACCCCTTGAGAACCGCCAGCACCGCACCAGCCGCCGCCACCAGCGCAGCTTTCGCAGACGACACGTCGGTCACCACGTACACGGCGAGGAACGCCTGCGCAGCGGTCCACGCCGCCCGCTCGAGCACATCGAGAAACAGCTTCTTGGTCATCAGATCGCCTTCCGCAGGTTCAACGCCGGGTTCGGCAACACCTCGAGCAGAACGTTCCCGTCCGCATCACGAGGCATCTTGTCGATGTTCGCCTTCGCCGCAGCCGCCAACAGCAGACCGACTACCGCAGGGACAACCGTGCGCACAAGGGCCACAAGCTGATCGTTCATGCCACCCGCCCCCAGCCTCGCAGCGTCGCCCATTCGTCCTTCGTGTACGCCACCTGATCGACACCCTTCGCCGACCAGTGCGTGTACTCGGCGCCGCCCAACATGCGCCAGATCCCGTCAGCAAAACACCCGTAGATGCTGCCGTCGATATTGCATAAAAGTGCAGGCATGTCCTTGTCCTTGTCCTCTCCGCCGTCAAGCCGCTCGAGCACCATGCCGATGAACCGGTCCCACGGAAACAAGCTGGGGGCGAACACGGTCGCCGCCCCAGGGTCCGTGCGGTCCTCGGGCTGCAAGATCCCATGCCCCGATATCCCGGCCATCCCCGCATCAGCCTCAGCGAGGGTGATCTTGCGGGCCGGGATGTCCCACCTGCGGCACCAGGCGGCGACCGTGTCGGCGGCCCGGTTGAGGGCGCTGGTGGCCCATTGTTCGGTGACGGTCTGCCATTCGGTTGCCCGCATGGCGAACGAGATCCCGAGGTTGCCGGTGTTGCGGTTCCAGCAATGGAACGCCGTGTGGCAGATGGTGCCGTCGAGCCCGGCCGGCAGACAATCCACCGTCGAATCGGAGTCGACGATCGTGTGATACGACGCCGGCTCGGCGGTGCGGGTGAAATAGGCGGCGACCGCTTCCGCGCCAGTGTCCTCACCGATCTCGTCGGCGAAGCTCTCAGTCGTGTGCACTGTGATCAGAAACGGGAACGCCCGCATCACGGCGTACCCCCAATAGCGGCCGTCGCCCCTGTCCGGGCAGTTCGGGTTCGGATGCTCGAGCAGGTAATACGTCACGCGATGTCCGCCCTGACGATTACCTTCATGATCTGCGTCCCGTTCGGGAACGTCAGCTTTCGCCCGCCGATCTGCACCTCGAACTCCGCCTGGTAAGTCCCCGCCGTATCCGTATCGCCCGCCGACCACGAATAGGACAACACGCCAGCAGGACCGTCGGCAATCGTTGCCGTGGCGTTCACCTTGGCTGCGGCCGTCGGGTCATGCGCGCTGCGCATATAGAACTTCGGGCTTGTCGCCGTCGACAGATCCACCGCCGTGCCATCAGAGTAGGAACACGTGATCGACAAGCTCGGCAACAAGTCGTTGCGGACCATGAAGTGCGTCAGTTCAGCCATCGTTGTTCATCCTCACCAGGATTCGCCCCCGCTCGTGACCCGTGTTGGCGACACGGATCGTGGACCTGCGGCTCAACGCCACAACCGTGCGCCGGGCGACAGACGCGGACCCGAGCACTGACCCGTTCACCGTGTCGACGATCAGCAGCCCTGCCGTCGCCTGCCCGGCCACAGCCCGGACAGCGGCGATCGAACCGACCAACGCCAGCACCGACCCCGCCGAGCCGAACCTGGTGACGGCCCCCACCGCCGTGCCGGCCACGGAAATATCGACACCAGCCGTGCCGGTGATGGTGGCGTTGGTGACCCCGCCCGTCGCCGTCGCCGTGACGGTGATCGCCCCGGTCGCCGTGCCGAGGTGGGCGACGACCGCCTGCACCGCGCCGGTCGCCGCTAGCGAAGCACCGACGGCGCCGACAACGGTCCGCGTGCCCACAACGGTGGCGGCGACGAGCAGGACGGACGTTGCCTGCCCGGTTATCTGACCCTCCACCGTGCCAGTGGCGGTGCCGTTGACCGTGATGGCGGATGCCGCCGCGGCGTTCACGGTCTTGGTTCCGACGGCGGTTCCAGTGATCTCGACCGTCGACGTTGCGGCACCGTTGACGGTGCGCAGACCCGCCGCTATGCCGGTTACCGTCAGTGTCGAGGAGGCGGCACTGGGGACCAGCCGGCTACCGACCGCCGTCCCGATTGCACTGACGGATGAGGCGGCGACACCGGACACCGTCCTGGCGCCCGTCGCCACGCCGGAAACCGTCAGCGATGCCGTGGCCGTGGCTGTGACTGTGCGTGTTCCGCTGGCGATCCCGGTGACGGTGAGCGACGCCGACGCCGTGCCCTGGACCTCGCCCAGGGTGGATCCCGAGGCGTGCCCGGCGACCACGAGAGCCACGGTGCCGGCACCGAGAACAGTGCGGATACCTGTCGCGATGCTGGTGACGGTGAGAGATGACGCCGCGGAGCCGTTGACCGTCCGCGTGCCGGTGGCGGCTCCAGCGATCGTCAGTTCTGCCGCCGCGCCGCCGAAGACGGTACGTGTACCAGTCGCGCTGCCCGTGGCCACCAGGGAAGCCGCTGCCACACCGGGGACCGTCTTCGTGCCGGTCGCAGTTCCGGTGAAGGTGAGAGCCGCTGTCGCCGTCCCGAGGACGGTCCGCGCCCCGGTCGCAGTTCCGGTGAAGGTGAGAGCCGCTGTCGCCGTCCCGAGGACGGTCCGCGCCCCGGTCGCAGTTCCGGTGAGAGTGAGGGCTGCAGTTGCCGTCCCGCCGACGATCTTCGTCCCTGTGGCGGTCCCGGTGACAGTGAGGGCTGTGGCTGCTGCACCGTTGACCGTCCGTGTGCCGGTCACAGTTCCGGCGACCGCCAGAGAGGCCGAGCCTGCACCGTTGACGGTCCGAGTCCCGATCGCGGACCCTTCGACCGAGAGCGACGCGGTTGCCGTTCCGGTGACGGTAGTGGCGGCCGCAGCCGGAACCAGCTGACCGACCTGGACGGGGCTTAACGCGGCCATCTATCGCCCATCGCGGAACAACGAGAAGATGTCGTTGTGAGCCATCTGGATTTCCAGCTGGGAAAGACGCCGGCCCCACAGAGCCTGAACGTCGCCCTCCCCCGTGTAGCCCTCCCCGGGGGCGGAAACACTACGCCCGCCGAAAACGATCTCCCCCGCTCCCGACACAACCATCGCCTGGGCGCTTGACCCATTCGGCGTGGCCGAGTTGGTCCCCCATTTCACCCCGTCCCGCCACCATACGCCGCCCTGCGTCCCCCATGACGCGGCATAGCTATGAGGGGCTCCGTCCACTAAGAAATAATCGGTCCCGGCGTGCCCGATCACTTCATAGCTAGCACCGTCATTCGTGCCCTGCGTCGGCCCCCGGTCCGCATAATCGCGAGAAATGAGAAAGGCATGATACGGCGATTGCCACAGTGTGTTTGTCGGATTGTGAGGGATCTCGAACAGCGCCGCATACGCAGAATCCGCAGTGGCTCGAACGACGGTGAACATGGTCCAGTCATGCAGCCCGGCGGAGGGCCATTTGCAACGCAACGGGACACCGAACCCGCCGCTGTTGCCGGTCGTCGCAGACGCCCTCCCATAGGTGCCTTGCCCCCACGACACCGACACGCCCCGCCCCTGCTCGTTGCCGGAGAACTGGCAGAAGATCAACCCGGCGGCGAGCGGGTGCGACGGATCTGGGTGGAGTGGGCGGCGCGGGATCATGCCCCTCTGGCGAAGCCCGACGCCCGGCATTGGTCAGACGCTTTCGAGGCTGTGCGCCCGGTACTCAAGCAAGTTCCCGGACGCCGCGAACGCCTGGCCCGTCTGGTTTCGCACGAAATACTCGAACAGACCAGGGGGGATCGGAACGTCCCGTCGAGTCAACTGCCGAGAGCTGGTGGAAGCGTCCAAATGAAACACCGCGACCAGCTCCGCGGTTGTCTCGTTCACAGCGTCATAGTTGGTCCCATCCAACGCCATGATCAGGTACACCCCAACTGTCGCCCCCGCCGACCGCGCCACACCTTGCGCCGCGACGGTCAACGTCAGATCGTGGAACATATCCAACGCCGTGCTGTTGTCGATCGCGCTCGACGCAGCGCTGTTGGCGTTGTTCGCCAGGCTGTTGAGCGACGTCGAATGTGCAGTGGCAATCGCCCCGCTGTACGCCTTGTGCTTGGTTGTTGCCATCAGGCAGCGGTGGACAAGGTGATGTCGATGTCTCCCGACGGGATGGTGAACGTGTCACCAGTGGTGACGGCGTTCGCGGTGATCGTCCCGGAGATGTAGAACGTCCCAGCCGACGACGCCGACCACAACGACCAGTGCGTGAAGTCCTCGGAGCCAGCGACCCCGGTCCAGGTGACCGCGGCGTTCGACGAAACAGCCCCACCGGACGCCGCCGCGAACGACGAGGTGACGTCCTTGCGGGTGGTCTCCGTCGCCACGTTCGACGTGCCCGCCGAACCAGGGTCGCCGACGTGGAGCTGCATCCAGATGGCGGTCGGTGCGGTGTAGTTCGTCTGGTTGAACAGGGCGTCGAGCAACGCGTTCGACGTCGCAGCGGAAAGACCTACGGACATGGCTCACTCGCTCCTTTGTTTCGGAGTGGACTCCGGTGCCATCAGCCGCCATCACCCACCACCCTTCACACCCAGTCTACCGAACACCTGCACCCCCATAACGCCAACCACCGTCACGACCGGTAGATCAGCTTCCCGCACAACCAGCAGTCGGTTTGCACGCTGAGCGACGACCCATGGTTCTGCCAGCCGCGCAGATCCACCCAGTTCCCCGCCGCCATCGAGATCTGATAGCCACCGAAACCGCAGATCACCGCCAAATCCTGAATGTTTGACCGCATGTCTCGAGCCGACGTAGCAGAGTCGTTCACGTACAGCTTGATCGCTCTGACACTGGTCGCCGACGCTGACGCCGTGCCAGGCCAGCCGATCCCCGCCGACCACTCCCATATCCCAGCCACCGCGACAGTGAGCTTCGATCCCGACACGGACACGTTCTTTGCTAGCGGTAGAGACGAAAAGGTGAACCTCGCCGTAGTCGGATACGTCTCCGACCCGGCCGACGCGAAAGACATCGACGACCCCATCGTCGCGAACACGATGCCTGGCTGGCCGACATCGGTCATGTTGTCTTTCAGCTGCTCGTTGAGTTTCGCTGCGGTCGGGACTTCGCCGACGGTCCACGTGTATGGGGCTGTCCACGCCATTAGGGGTGTCTCCTAATACCAGATGACGTCGGAGCCGTCGAGCTCAGACGAGTCAAGAGTGAATGGTGTCGCCGGCCAGTCAGCACGGGACAGAGCGAGAGTGATGTCCCACGTCCCGAAGTTGTGCGGCGGTTCGCCTTCGTCGTAACCGGCGTTCGAACCTTCGATCCGATGGCGGACCGACTCGATCCAATGGTCCTGGTTGAACTGCGAGCCGTCAGGGCGGGTGCGGATCAGCTCGACCCGGTAGCGGACATCGCAGTAGTTCTGCACAAACGTCAGCGACCGCTCACCCACCGGGAACGTGATCTGCCCGATTTCAACCTGCGGGGTGCCGCGCTGCAACACCCTGAACTGGGCTAGCCCCTCGGCGTCGTCGGGGTCCGTGAGCAAGGTGCTAGTCGACTGTTCGTAGCGGCCGTGCTCGGCAATCGACGAGGCGTCCTCGTAGCGTCTGCTGCCACCGACGTAGCTGACCGACCACGAGTTCGCCAACAGCGAGTCGTCGAGCTGGAACGTGCAGTCCTCGTAGCCGATCCGGTTGGAGAACGGGTCGGGGCCGTCGGTGAAGATCGCCTGGGCTGTGGCGCCAGGGCCAACGCCACGTTTCCATGACTCGGCGTCCAACCGGAGTTCGCCGTACCGGTCTTGCCACATCAACGCGTCTTCGCCTCTGGCAAGTTCGCGCAGGTAGTCAACCACCGTTTTCCCGGCGGTTTTCCCGGCGGCGACGGTCTTCGAGGTGGTCCCGAACGTGAACACGCCTGCCGCGTACCCGGCCATGGTGGCTGCCTGGTCGGCGGCGGACGACGCTACGAGTTCGGTGCTGGCGGCGAGGTTGCCGTACTTCCCGGCCCGATAGTTGGTGAGGACGTCACCGGCTGACAGGGTCTCGTTGTAGACGACCAAGTCGCCGATCTCGAGCCCGAACGCGAAATCGAGCGATGGTGCCCCGTTCCGCTGGTGCTGAAACCCGATCATCATCGGCCTACCCCCAGGCAGCGGGTAGCCGAAGTCGTTGATGTCCTTCGTGCCACCAGTAGCCATCAGAAGGCCATCGACATACATCTTCACTCTCGATATGTCGTAGCCGAATGAGGTAGTACGCTCCACCGTCCACACCATGTGATGCACGGCGTTATCGTCGATCGTCGGCGTGCCGAGCGTCATCCCGACGGCGGGCAGATGCAGCCAATTGGCCGGTGGGGTGCCAGGAACGAACTCGCCGTAATAGGCGGCCTCTGCGAGCGGTTGGCCTGCGGTTGAGAACCCGAACGCTCGGCTGTTGGAATACGGGTCATATCCCCAATAGCCGAGCCACTGGTAGCGAGCAGTTGTTGACGACGCCAGACCGGCAGCGGACAGGCTGTACGCCGCCCGGTAACGCACCCACGTCTCGACAGTGAACTCGGAACCCCATAGAGCTGTTGTGTCCGAGGTGACAACGCACGGGAACCGCCAGCCCAACGACGGGGCGGTCGCCGGCTGCCCGGCCTCAGCAACCATCCGCCCGAACGACAGGCCGGGCCGCTCAACCTGCGGGATAACCGGGTCACCACGACCGGCGCGCACCACCCCGACAGGAGCCGCAGCAGCCGACGTCGGATCGCCGCCGTTCTCGCCGATCACATAACGGCCGTGGTTCCCGTTCCCCGAAGCGTCCACGGCGACGCTGTCCTCATCGTCCCACCGATACCAGGCGACGACTTTCCCGGCGTCGACCAGAGTCTTGATCCGGTAGTCCCACACCGAATCCGGGAGGTCGTGGTTGGCGAGCAACCCGAGAGCGTCAGTCCATGTGACCGTCGTGTCGACCAGCCTCCGCCACCGCCACTGGTCGTTCCACGATGTCACCCACCCGAACGCGATGGTGACGTCATAGTCGGTGACCGTCGACCCGTCGGTGCTGTCGTAGACCTGAAGGTAGGCGTCGACCCGGATCTTGCGGCGCAACTTGAGCAGCCCGTAGTACGGGCCCGCCGTGTTTGTCGGATCGAACCGGCTGTCACGGTTGTCGAGCACCACCCGACCAGAACCGGGCTGGAAATCGTCGGAGGCCCGTGACCGGCCGTGCTGGAAATCGAGGTCTTTGACGAGCTCTGTGACTTCGATCCAGTCGCCGGGGTCGGCTGCGTCGAGCGGCGCCGACTGAAACTCGAGGTACACCCTCGGGCGCATGCGGGTGTAGAGGGCCATCAGTCGCCTCGGAATCCCTGCCGGTACGCCCGGCCGATCGTCTCCACCAGGTCACGGTCGGACATCACCGAGCCGTACACGTTGATCGTCACCCCGCCCTGCCGCTGCTGCTCTGGGGTCAACACCTTCTCGCCGTCGTGCAGCACCGCCAGACCCGCGCCGCCGCCAGACGCACGGAACGTCCCGCCCCCAGCGAACTGCGGTATCTGCAACACAGACGCTGCGGCCGCTGCGATGCCTCGCCTGGCGACATCGGTGACGCTACCGACCGAGAAATCGACCCGGATACGGGTTGGGATCATCGCCGGGATCAACTGCAACTGCTTGCGGTAATACTCGATCTGTGCCGATGTCAGCCCCAACTGCGGGCCGTACTCCTCGAGCGCCCGGATCGATTCGTCGACCTTCGCTTTCACATCCGCCTGCGACCCGCCAAGCTGCTGGGTCTGAAACGCGGCGTCATATGTCGACTTCACCAAATCGTCGACTTTGCCGGTCATATTCCCGACCGACACCGCCCCCACGTCGTAGGACGTGTTCGCACGGTTCTGAGCATCAGCCACCCGCTCCGCCGCGGACGCCTGCGCCTCCGCCGCTTCACGGCGTGCGTCGGACACGTCACGTGCGCCGTCCTGCTGCGCCTTGAACAGGTCTTCCTCTGCTCGTTGCACATCCTTGGCGCCTTCGGTGCCGGCCTGCGCCTGATCCCGCCTGGCCCGCTCGAGGTCGATCTGAGCGTCTTCGATGCGCCGCTGCTGGTCCAACGGGTTGTCGCCCGCACCGGACGCCGCAGCATCAACCAACGCTCGCTCGGCGTCGAGCACCCTGTCAGCAGCGGACTGCGCCGACTTCGACGCAGCATCACGGGCGTCGGCAACCCGCTGCTGTGCGTCGACAATCCGTTCGGCTGCCTGCCGTTCGGCATCTGCGATCTTCCTTGCTGCGTCCGCCGCCGCCTGCGACTGGTCGCCGACCGCACGGGCGACGTCGTTCTGCGCGTCGGCGTACTTGGCCGCTTTGCCTGACGCCTGCTGCTGCACTTGCTGCAACCCGAAGATCGCATCCTTGAACCTGACCTGCGCGCCGATCGCCGTGGTCTGCCGGTCAAACAGGCTGGCGAACACCGAGGCGGCGCGAGCGGCACGAGCTGATGCGAGCTCGACTTCTCCGCCTAGGTTGCGGACAGCGAATGACGCTTGCAACGCTGCGGCGACCATCCTGCCGCCCAGATCATCAGACGCGTCCCGGAACGCCGTAGACGCCTGCTTCGTGTCGTTGAACAACTTGTCCCACGCCCCGCCGAGATCGCCGGTCACGATCGACCCGGCGACACTCGCCACCCCGGTGAACCGTTCGAGTTCGGCGGTGGTCAACGAGATCAGCTGCCTGCCGACCCCCAACTTCGAATCGGTCCACGCCTGCCCGAACCCGGCGGTCGCCTGCTTGTACTCCTCGAGCTTCCGGATATCGTCATCGGTCACCCCAGGGGCGAGGCCCTGTAGCTCGGAGATCTTCGACCGGGACTTCTCGAGGACGTCGACCATGTCGGCCCACGACTTGCCGAACACCGCCGACGCCAGCGCCGCCCGCTCAGCAGGGTCGGTGGTCGCCTGGTAGGCCGACGCCACGTTGAGCAGCGTCCCGTTCAGGTTGGCGGTGCCGTCAGCGTTGCGGGCGACAACGATCCCATACTTGAGCAGCCCCGCCTCGTTCGTGCCGACAGCCTTCGCGAGTTTCGCCATCGCCGACGCACCGGCTCCGGCGTCGACCCCGACACCTTTGAACACGCCGACCAGCTTCGATGCCTCTTCGGCAGACGACCCGGTCACGTCGGCGACGGCGTCGACCTGTTCGACGATCGTCTTGAACGTGTTGAACGAGTCGACCCCGAACTTGACCACCACCGCGCCCAGGGCTGCGAACCCGGTGGCGGCCACCGCGGCTTTCGTGGAGATCCCGCCGAGCAGTTCGTCCACCCCGCCGAGCTGGTCGGCGAACTCGCCCACCCCAAGCGCATCGGCGAGCCCACCGAGGAACCCGGCGGCCTTCGAGTTGGCCCCGCCTGACAGGGCGCCACGAACCGACTTCGCTTGCTGCTGCGCCGCCTTCTCCGCCTTGCCGAGCGCCTGTTCCATCTGCCGGCCCGCAGCACCCAGATCGCCGCCAGCGTTCTTCGCTGCCTGGGCGATCTGTCGGAACGCCGCCACGCCTTTCGTGGCGTCCCCGGTGAACTTGAAATCGATACCGACCGCTCTAGCCACCGGTCACCCCCGTAGATGCTCGAGCAGAGCGTCGAGCTCGCCCATCGGCATCGCCTCCAAATCCGGCCAGCGAAGCGACGTCTTCTCGTAGATCAGCGGCAGCCACGCACGTAGCCGCCGCCTCAGGCCGGGGGGTCATCATCACCCGCCACGTCTTCGGCGATGTCCTCTTCGGTCGGGTAATGCAACCACGGGGCGTCATCAAACGACCGGCCGAGCAGCCCGTCGAACGTCTCGCCCTCCACCCCTGCCTGCATGCCGGCCAGCCACCAGGCGGCCAGCAACGTATCTAGCGGGGTGGTCAGCGGATCGTACAGGGCGAGCCACAGTTCGTTGAGCCCCAGCCCGCACTCCCTGCGCAGGTCCCGCACCTGCAGGGCGGTGGTGTCGAGCATGCGCAGCACCCGGCGTTCGCCACCGAGAAACACCCACATCACCATCGCCTCGCGGGCCTTGCGCACCTCTTCCGCCTGCCTCGCCGCTTCTTCTGCGGCGCGTTGCCGTGCGATCTCTTTCGGGTCCGGTGCTTTCGCCATCACAATCCGCCTTGAGTGAGGAACGCCGCCAGCCGCTCCGACGCGCCCGCCGTGGTGGCCGGCCCCGGGAAACTGTCGACGTACTTGTCTGCTACCGCCCTGAGGCGTTCGAACACGTTCTGCGCGCCCGCACCGATCGACGGGTAGAACGCCCGGCCCGACGTCTCCTCGATCGTCAGGCGATCGCCGGATTCGCCGAGCTTGAACTGGTTGCCGGTCCACGGCCCGAAGATCGACGGCTTGTTGTACGGGATGCGAGCTACCGACACCCGTTGCGTGCCGCCACCAACCTGACGAGACGCCAGCACACCGGACTGCACCCGACGGATATGCGCCCGGGTCTGACCCCGTTTCGCACCGAACTCACGGCCCAGCGAATACGGATGCTTCGAGTTTCCCATCCGTATAGCCGCCGACTTCGCGGTCACCGACGAACGCACCGTCGTCGCCACCCTGGGGCCGGTCCCACCTAGATCGGAGAACCGGCCCTTGATGTCGGACACCATCGGACGGAGCTCGCGGCGGATCTCCCGCATCACCGCCACCTTCAAATCCCTTTCGGCGGCGGACGCTGCGGCGATCGTCTCCTCGAGCCCCTGCACCGTCAGACCGCCAACAATTCGGCGGGCCATCAGACGTCAGGGAGTCGAGTCGGCGTTCACCGCGACGATGGACAGGGTCTGGGCGTCGGTGTTGCCGTCCGACACGAACGCCTTGAACGGCCCGGACACGGTCAGCTTCTCGGTGCCGGTCACCTTCGGGGTGATCCCCGGCATCCACTGCATCGTCAGAGTGATCGTGATCGACGACGACCCGTTCGCCAGGGCGAGCACCACCGTCTTCTGTGTGCCGGCGATGTAGTCCGTCAGGTAGCTGACGTCGGTCGCTTCGAGCTCGAACTCGATGGTCCCGGTGATCTCAGCGAACTGGCCTCGCTCCTGATCGGAAATGACCGACGTCCCGATGCACGTGTCATCCGACGACAGGTTGTTGTTCCCGGCGATCGTGATGTTCTTCACGCAGCCGACCGACGCCCCGCCCACCGTGACCGTGCCGTCGATGTAGTTGTACGCGGTGATCCCGGTCGGGGCGGTGCCATCCAGAGCGTCGCCGGTCGTGAACGCCATGTCCTTCCCGACCCACGACAGGCCCAGCGTGGCGTTCTCCCCGGCGGCGAGGGCGATCTCCCACGAGTCGACCATCATCCCGGTCGCCTGCTTCACCATCGTGTCGGTCACCGCACCGAACGACACCTGCATCGTGTACGAGGGCAGGTACTTGTAGGGGGTGAACGTGTGGGTGTACGGCCCCGCGCCGGTCGTGGCGACCTGGCCGAGCATCGCCTCGAGCAGCAGGGCCTCGCCTTTCGTCCACAGCAACAGTGCCGTGTCCCCGGCGACCCGCTTGCGGCCCTGACGAACCGAGGTCGCCTGCTGGAACAGGGTGCCGCCCGACAGGGTCGGGGTTTCCAGCTTCGCGACGTCCAAGTCCAGCGACTCGGACAGCATCTGCAACACCCTGGTCGGGGTGGTTGTCATGCCCACCGAATAGACCACCCCGGCCGACGAGAACGCCCCCGGGTTGGACGTCTTGGCGTACTTGATCGTCGACCCGGTTGTGCCGGTCGTCGTCACGTAGAACCCGTTGTACCCAGACGGCGACACCCCGGCCACCCTGATCCGAGCACCGACCGCCAGCCCGTGAGCGGCGCCTGTCGTCAACGTCGCGACGTTCGTCGCCCACGTCGCGTTGCTGACCGTCCGAACTTCTTTGGCGAGAGAAAGGCCGGACCCGACCCCTGTCACTGACATCCCCGTCAACCTTTCTGCGGAGCCGGAGAAACCCGCTCCCGCCGTTTCGGGACCGGCGTATCGTCAGCCGGCTCCCATTCCCCAGACGCAACCGCACGAGCAGCCACATCCGCATCCGAAACCTCGAGCGTCCCGCCCGGCGCCACCGACCCGCGCACCCCGGGCAGCGCAGCCCCAGACAGACCGCCCACATACCTCAAGAGCATCTGGTCGCCTCCACCCCGATACGGATCTCCACCCCGGCAGCGAACCCCGAAGGCTTCTCCAGCCGGACATCCAGAAACGTGAACCCGTCCCACGTCACGTGCGCATCCCAATCCGACACGGACAGCGGGCGAGGGTTCGCCACCACCGCCTCGTACACCAGGTCGACAAGCTCGAGCACCGCCGTGGCGGCATCACGAGATGTCACGTCGCCGTCGGACGGCAGACACTTGATGGCGAGGATCTTCGTGTACGTCTCCCGCAGCCCGGATTGCAGGGTCCACGGTTCGGCGGTCACGTCGACCTCGTTCGTCCACCACGCCGCCACCAGCTCGGACAGCTCCTCCGCCTCGGCGGGAGGGTTCCAGCCGAGCGTCACCCCTGCCCCGCCCAACACCGACCCGACGATCTCGTGGAGGGCGTCTCGGACCTCGAGCAGCGACGTGGCGCCCATCAGGCCAAACCTCGGTATTGGATGTCAGACCACAACAGGTCTCTGACCGCACGGGGCAGGACCACCGCAGGGAACGCCGACACCGGTTGTTCGAACTCGTTGATGACCGCCACCGAATCGGCGACGCCCTGCCACATGTTCTGCAACGCCAACACCGCCGCCGTGTGGAACCGGGTGCCGGCCACCGCCGCCGTGCTGGCATACCGGCCCGCCACGTAGGTGACTTCCACCGTCCCGTACTCCCACAGGATCGACGTCCACGACGACCGGCGTCGCAGCGTCCCCGACAGCAGGGTCGGGTCGTCACCATCCTGCTCAGCCAGGTAGCCGCCCGCCACCGACAAGGTCTCCCCCGTCAACGTGGTGGAGATACCGGCGTCCCACACCTTCACCGTGGTCACCGAAGAGATCGGCGTACGGCGCAGACGAACATAACCACACCCGCCCGGATGCTGTTCGCCTGTCACCGTGCGAACAACGACAGGACCGACCAGCTCGTCAACCGCCGCCGACACCGCCGACACGTAGCCCTGCAACCGGGCGACGTGCACCGTGTGCGACGCGGACAGACGGACCGCCGCTAGGGCGTCCTCCAAGCTGAGCAGGTCGGTCGCTGCCACTGTCAGCCCCTACAGCCAGACCGCCGGCGGGCAGTGCCCCCGCCGGCCTCTTCGATGGACGCGGGGTCCGGGCCGGCAGGCGGAGCGCCAGCCTCAGACCCCGCGACGTCGACATCCCCGCCCGAGGTGTCGACGATCTCCAACGCCGTCGACTGGCCGAGCAGCTGACCGGCGACATAGTCATCGGTCTCGAGCTCGGCGCCGGCCGGCAGCACCACGCTGGCGCGAACGATGTCGTTCGACTTGTTGCGGAGACGCACCCCCGGCTGGCGCAAACCAGCCGAAGGCACGTCCATGTCACGAGCCGGCATCAGGGCGTGACGTTGTAGACGATCGACGTGTCGTCCTCGGACGAGCCGGTCGCGTTGATGTTGGCGAAGTCCTCCCGCATGAACCCGACGACCACACGCTGGTAGGTCTCACGGTAGATGCTGTCGTCCGTCTCGAGCGCCAGCGGGGTACGAGCGCCCATGACCCACTCGTTGCGGTTCACGCAGAGGGCGTAGGTCTTGGTGGTGGTGATCGCGTCGTGGACACCCGTGGCGTTCAGGTTGGTCCGCACGTGCTCCGACACGATGATCGGCACGCCGTACAGTGAGCCGAGCTGGCCGTTCAGGATGGTGGCTTGCGGGCCGAGCTTGTCGACGGTGATCACGTTGCTGTCGGTCACCAGCGCGTAGTAGCTGGAGATCGGCACGATGAACGCGCACTCGGCCGGGTTCAGGCCGTAGGCGTCCATGTCGGCTCGGCGGGCTGCGAGCAGCGCCACCGTCAGAGCCGAACCGCCCGATGCGCTGCTGTTGGCAAGCGCCCGCTTGCGGAGCCCGTCCCACGCCCACGACATGTGAGTGGCGCCAGCGGTGTTGGTGTCGGAGTCCTGGTGGGTGCCGTCGGTGTCGCCATCGAGGATCGCCTTCTCCTCGGCGTCTACGAACGCCTGCACGAGCTTGCGCTGCACGTAGGGCAGGATCGCCAGCGCCGAGTCGGCCTCGAGGCTCTTCGAGAAGATGATCCGACCGCCCATGATCTCGGCGTCAAACGTGACCGCACCGGTCCCGGGGGTCGACGCAGTGACCTTGGTGGCGGTGTCGGAGGTCGGCTCGGCCACCCGGTAGGCGGTGGCGTCGGCGCCTTCGAGTGGCCACTTCCACGGGTTCGTGGGGAGGTTGATCGTCTGGAACAGGGGGCGAACCTTCCCGGACGCTCGGACCCGCTCGTGGAGGCTGGAGCCCAGACCGGTCGGGATCCACTCGACGCCCTCACCGGAGGTGTCGGTGTCGAGAGCGCGGAGCTGCTTCTTCCACTCGTCACGGAACGCGGGATGCTCGCGGGCGACCTGGAACCCCTCAGCCCCGGACGTCGCCCGCTTGTCCACCATCATGCCGAAGATCTGCATGTCGGCCACGAGCATCTGGAACTTGCGGACCTCGATCGCTCGACGCTCCGGGAAGTCGGTGATGCCTGGGGCACGGACCACGTCGCCGTTGCGGTTGCGGACGGAAACACGCTCGACGGAGTTGCGGGCGCCGTACGGGTCGGCGATGAAGTCGGCAGTGTCGGGGGTCAGCCTGCCCGCACGAACCGTGTCGGCGCCAGACCACAGCAGCTCGTCGAGGGTGTGGTCGGAGCCACGGACCCCGTTGTTCACCGAGCTCGGCCGCTGGATGTTGAACCGCTTGATCTTGTCGGCTGCGTCAGCAGAGTCACGACGGTTGGCGTCGATGTCGGCGATGCGGGCTTCGACGTCGGCGATGTCGCCGGTCAGCTTCTCGCGGGCCTCGCGGAGAGCGGCGATCTCGCCGGTCTCGGACTCGTTCAGGTCGGAACGCTGCTCCTCAGCAGCCTTGGCAAGGATGGCCTCGAACTGGTTGTTCAGGCCCTCACGCTCGGCGAGCATGCCAGCGAGGCGCTCGCGAAGCAGGTCGAGGAAATCCACGACGGCACTCCAATGTCACAGGGAACGGGATGTTTGGTCCGCTCACGGGTGGCTTCGGGTGCCGACCAGGTGGTGCCCTGCTTGGGGTCCGGCGTGGTCAGCGGCGCTCAGCCGGCGCGATCGCTTGAGGGCAGTGTAACGCCAACAGGGGTCGGTTGTGATGACATCCTGTCCACGAGCTCGTACGGGTCGCCCTCGTCCTGGTGATGCGGCCAGAACCGGCGCACCCCGCCGAACGTCAGGAACTCGCACGCCTCGTGCTGCTCAGCCAACAGCACACAATCGAGCACCCACCGACCGAACCCCGGCTCGTCGACCCCGGCCGGGATCTTGAACATGTGCTGCGTCACCCGCTCGCGCGCCGGGTCAAGACTGTCCGAGGTGCGGGCGAACACACACAGGTAGCCGCCACCAGGGCCGCCACGTTTGAACGTCCAACCCGGCTTGTACCCCAGGCCCGCTATCCAGCTAGGCGGTACCACTCGGCCCGAGCCAGATCCACACCAAGCCCACGCACCGCAGGCGCCACCACCACCGGACGGTCAGCGTCGGCGCCGATCAACGCCATCGTCTGGTCGTTCGCCGGGTAGGTCACCACCGACACGTCAAACAGACGGACCTCGGTGATCCGCCGCTCAGCCCAATCCGGCGACCACTCCTGCCTCGTTACTTCGAAGGCGAAGCTCATTTGATCCATGTCGCCCCGCTCCATCGCCGACCGCAGACCAGCCACGATCGGCGACCCCGGATCAAGATCGGCGTCGACCAGCAGACCGACATCGTCGGCCTCGAGCGACATCGTCCCCGACTTCGTGCGGGCCAACGGCACCCCGTCGTGGTTCAACAGGAACCGGACGTCGTCTTTCTCGGCGACCGACTTGTTGAACGCCCCGGCGGCGATGGTCTCGTTGAACCCGCCAGAGTCAGGGCCACCCCAGATCGGATAGGGCTGGTCGTAGGTGGAGGCGTAGCCGACGACCCGCACCCCGCCCGACGCCTGCGACTCGCGGAGCTCGACACCTGACCAGGCGCGCACCTCCACGGTGTGCGGACCCGAACGGGCGGACACGGCACGCACGCCACGCTCACCCAGCCGGGCCAACACCTCGTCAGGGATTCGGAGTCGGTTCGCCACCACCACCACCACCACCGTTCGTCACACCGGGCGACGCCGGCTGCTTGAAATCACCATCAGGGCGGGCAGGCCCATAACCAATCATCGCCCGACCCTCGTCACGCTCGAGCAAACCAGATGCAAACCCGACGTTTGCCGTGTTGAACAAGGTCGGCACCGACGTCCGCAACAGCGCCTCAGGGTCCAACGACACCCGCTGCGGACGAGGCAACAGCATCGAATACACAGCCTCGAGCCACGCCATCCACGCCCCAACCGTGTTCGTCAACAGGGCAAGGTTCCGGCCTTCGACGTTGGCGTACGTCATCGAATCGCCAGACGACCCGCCGATCGCCTCAGGGGGGACACCGAAGAACATGCACACGTCAGCGACGTTCGCGCTGATCGTCTCGAGGAACTGAGACTCCTCAGCGTTCACGCTGATCATGTTCAGTTCCCAGGCGTTGCCGGTCACCAGCGGCTCACGGGAACGCACCGCCTGCTGGTAGCGGGACTTCACCTCAGCCGCCACCGACTGCCCGACGTTCGGCTGGTCGGTCAGCTTCAGGTGCGACACCGGCTGGCCTTGGGCGTCGAAGTAGTCCCGCCCGAACTTCGTCGCCGACATCCCCAAACGGATCTTGGCGGCGGCATGGCCGATCACCGACCGACCCACCGGCTGACCCGGCGACACCCGCAACGACGGCGCCACCCACAACGACCCGCCTTCCTGCCACAGTTCGACAGGCTTCCCGTCGGCGTACCAACGCCAGCGGCCGTTGTCATCCCACCAGGTCACGAGATCCGGGTGCAACGGCAGGATCTTCCGAGGCCAACCCGACGGCTCGAACGACGTCACCAGACCCGCCGCGTAACCCCGCAGCATCACCGACTCGAGAGCTTGCGAACGCCAGTGCTCACCGGACATCTGCGGGTCGGGGTGAGGGTTTGCCACCACAGTCGGGCGGGCGGGGGTGTCACCGATGTACGCCGGCATCTGCCAGCCGACCAGACGGACAAGCAGGTCGACGCAGCCGTACACGGCTCCGTGTGTCTGGGCGCTCTCGTAGCCGATCGACTGCTGCGCCGAGACCACCCCACCGGCACCGAGGAACCCGGCGAGCAGCGACGCAGTCGAATCCGACCGCTGCTCCTGACGTTGACCGGCGAGCACGGCGGCGATGTCACGCAAACCCACTAGCGCTCACCCCTCGCAGCCAGACCGGCCAACACGCCCGACAGCACACCGACCACAGCCAGCCCGCCCGTCAGACCGTCACGCCCCCACTGCGACACCAGCGCGCCAACCATGCACGCCAGACACAACGCCACAAACGCGGCCGTCCTCACAGTGAACCCACCACCACCCCCATAGCATAACCCTGCCACCCATGTAACGACATGCACCCCCATCACCAGAACGAACCCAACGGATCCGACACCTGCTGCACCCCCGACAGGACGCCGCCCAAAGCAAGCGTCGCTGCGACCAACGGGCTGATGTCCACCACCGTCGACCGGCGCGCCCAATACCACCCGCCATCCTCAGACGGCCGCTTCACCGCCCCCTCAAGAGCGGCACGCAACTCGAGCTGCCCGTAATGCCCGAACACCCCAGACCGCACCGCCGCCTCGAGCTCCACACACGACTGCCGGGCCTCCGGGCCAGACACCCGCACCCCCGGCCAGTCCGCCGCCTGCGACGCCGACGCCCCCCGAGGATCGAGCAACCACACCCCACCCCACCGGGCGCGGAGCTCCGACACCCGGCCGGCTAGCCACGACACCCCCTCACCATGGGCGACCAGCTCGACATGCGGCACACCGTCAGGTCGACGCCAACACGCAGCCACAGCAGCCGACGCCTGATCCGGTGACACATCCACCGCGAACACCAGCCCAGACCCCGGGCGCTCCACCCCCGCCGCCGCACACCCATCCCACAGGTGCAACGGAATAGCCGGGTCCGCACGCTGCGACGTCCGCTGGTTCAACGCCTGACGCCTGAACCCCGACAGGCCATCAGGGACAAGCAGCGCCTCCCGGTACTCGGCGGCGACTGTCGCCTCGTCGATCGTCACCCCCAGCGCCGGCATGCACCCCCACCACGTCGCCGGGTCACCAGGGTCGGCGTCCTCCGCCGCCGAGTATTCGATGAAGCACAGCCGGTCCTGGTCGCACGTCCCGGCCTCCACAGCGGCACGGCCGGCGTCCACCCACGAGTGAAACCACTCCGACTCGCCCGCCGGGCCGACCGTCGAGATGATCCACAGCTGCGCGCCGGGCAGCCCGTCACGATGGCGGGTCTTCATCGCCGGGCGTAGCGCCTGATGCAGCCGGTCGTCGGGCTGGGCCATCGCCTCGTCGATCATCCCCAGGTCAACCACCTGGCCGTGACCCGACTGTTTCTTCGACGCCATCAACGTCTGCATTGACTGGTTCCGGAACTTCACGTGCTCCGAACCGTTCTGCTTCCGCACGCCCTCCGACCCTGCGGCAAGGAACTCGGCTAGCGGCGACGCCTCCAACGTCGGAACGTGCTCCTCCATCCACTTCTGCCGGGCGTCCAACGCCGTTTGCATCGTCCACTTCACGTGGATCCCAGGCCAGCGCAACGCCCGCTGCACCCACACCGGCAGCGTCAGCGTGGTCTTGCCTTGCTGCCGCATGACCGTCACGACGACCGTCCGGTAGAACAGGCGACCAGTTTCCGGGTCGATCTCCCCAGTGACGTCGGCTACCTCGCGCTGCCACGCCATCAACGGCGACCCGAGCTTGGCGGCAACGAACGCTATTTCGCCGCCGATGGTGCGCCGTTCAGGGTTGCGAGGCGTCGCCCATCTCGGTGAGCAGCGCTGCGTAGGGGTCGGAGCGATCAGAGCCATCGGCGAGTTCCTTGTAGGCGGCCCGGTATTCCTTCACGAGCTGCGCCATGCCCGGCATGCCGGCGTCGATCGCAGCGGCCAGCGACCTGACCGCGGTGGCAAGAACAGGGTCGGCAGACGGGCGGGCCGCTAGGAACTCGTCTAAGGCTGCGAGGTTGCTGACCGGCAGTCGGTGGGGCGGAGCGGGCTGCGGGGCGTTCTGAACGCCGTTCACGGGGGTGTGCGTGGGTTCCACGCGTCACCAGGCGTTCACGGGGCCGGCGAACCCCGAGGGGGGGGAGGCGGAGC